GCTCGGCGGCAGCGCGCCGCCGCCGAGCTGGATGCAGGCGCAGTGGTGGGCAGTGTGACGGCTCAGGTGCTGACGCAGATGCTGCAGGCGATCGCCAACGACTTGGCGATCGAGCTGCAGCAGTTGCTCCCGGTCGCGGATCTCACCGCGCTACCGATCCTGGTCGGCGCGGACGGCAAGGAACACCGGGACATCGTCGGTTTCGCGCGGCGGCGCCTCGACGACGCGGCGCACCTGGATCGGGCGGCGCGCGTGCTGGTGCTGTCGGCGATGTTCCTGCAGACCAACGCGCAGTTGCACACGACGCTGCAAGCACAGTCGCAGGCGCTGGACCCCATCGTGAACCGCTTGAAGCTGCTGTCATGACAGGTGAAGTCGTGCAGCGGAACGAGAACGGTAGGCGCATCGGGGAGTCGCACCCGAACGCGACGATCTCGGACGCGGTGGTGAAGCAGTTGCGCGATCTGCACGAGTTCGAGGGTTGGTCGCTCCGTCGGCTGGCGGTGCGGTTCGGGCTGGGACTCTCAGCGGTGCAGAAGATCTGCGCCTACACTCGCCGGGGGCAAGTGATGAGGCTGCCGTGACGGACGTGGACCCCGACACCAAGCGCGAAGTCAACGTGTTGGTGCACGGGGCAGTGCTACGCACAGGGCCGAACGCGGGGCGCCATTCGGACGGGCCTTTTGGGGCAGGCAAGGGCCTGCGTCCGTCGCGGCGCCCGAACCTCTACCTGCTTGCGGAGCGACGGGCCGAGGCTTCTGGGCTGTCGCTCGAAGAGGAGCTGTGGCAGGTCGTGCTCGCGCTGTTCGCCGCGGCGAAGAAGGGCGACATCCAAGCTGCGAAGATCTTGCTCGACAAGCTGACGCTCCCGGACGTGCTGGCGCTGCAGGTGTCGGCGCATGCTGAGTTGACGGACACCGAACGGGTGTCGCGCCTGCGCGCGCTGATTGATTCGGTTCGTCTGCGGATCGGGGTTGATGACCTGCTGGGGGATCCGTAGCCTTGCGTGGCATGCAACGCTTTTCCTGCTGCCTCGCCGGCCTGACCGGCTTCTTCCTCTTCCTGCCGCTGACGTCCTGCAGGTCGATCTCCGAGCGCAACCGGGACACCGCGATCCTGTCGCTCGACACGTCGCTCGCCGCCGGCTACCTGACGCCGGCGCAGCATGCGTTCGCCGTCGAGGCGATTCGTAGGGGCGCGGTGTTCGACTGGGACAAGCTGGGAACGGCCGCGACCGAGCTGGTCAATGCCATGCTCGACGGACGGGTGGTCGGCCAGTGAATCTCTCCAACTTGCAGCCGTGTTCTTGTTGTCACGGCCCTCTTGGGATCAGTTTCTACCTTGTCACCGTTTGCAACCACGTAGTGGATATAGGTGCCGTGCGTAATCGCATGGCCATGGATATGATGTTCCCAGGTGCTCCGGGGCTCGTTGAGGTGTTCGATACCCATGGCGAGAAGGCGACCAAGGTCGCGTCGACGACCACCAGGATTCTGTGCACTGAATGCGCCTGCAGACAGATGGACATGGTGGTGGCACCGGAGACGAGAAGTGAGGACGGCGCATGAGGCTCCGCGGCGGCGCCGAGACGAACGATCGGCGGCTTGATCGAATCCCGAAGTTCGACGAGCGGTCGCGCAAGTTCTCGGTGCGCGACGTCGTGCCGGCGCGGCAGCGGTCCTACACGTGGCGCTGCAAGCCGCACTTCGATCAGGGGGCTGAAGGCGCCTGCGTCGGCTTCGGCGTCGGGCACGAGCTTGCGGCGCGACCAGCGGAAGTTTCGGGCCTGACCAACGAGCGGTGTCGCGGCTTCTACTGGGAGGCCCAGAAGATCGACGGTTGGCCGGGCGGCGCCTACCCCGGCGCGACGCCGCGCTATGAGGGCACCAGCGTGCTGGCAGGTGTGCAGGTTGCGCACAAGCTCGGCTACATGGAAGCCTATCGTTGGGCGTTCAACTTCGACGACTTCCTGCTTGGCGTTGGGCACGCGGGGCCGGCGGTGATCGGCATCAACTGGTGGACGGGGATGTTCGACACCGATTCGAAGGGCTTCCTGGAACCGACGGGGATCGTCGAAGGTGGGCACTGCACGCTCGTCACTGCGGTCAACGTGCCTGCCGAGACGGTGACGCTGCACAACTCGTGGGGCGCGTCGTGGGGCGTTGGGGGCAACGCCAAGATCCGATGGCGGCACATGCGCAAGTTGCTGGCCGACGACGGTGAGGCGTGTTTCTTCATCGGCCGGCGGGCGACACCGCGCCCGGCTTCTCGCAAGTGACCGGAACTTGGCTAGCGGCGCATCGAGATCCTGGAGGGAGCGAAGAAGTGACGTCGCTCGAAGAAGATGCGGTTCTCCGGCGGATGACGGTCGAAGAGCGGCGGGCCTTTGACGAGCTGGTATCTACGGACCCGGTGCTGTGGCGTCCGTTGCCGGGGCCGCAGCGACAGGCTTACGATTCGCTGGCGACGATCACGGGGTATGGCGGGGCCGCCGGCGGTGGCAAGACAGACCTCGCCATCGGGCTTGCGCTGACGCGCCATCAGCGGGTCGGGATCTTTCGACAGAGCGGCACGGAGTTGGTCGGCATCATTGATCGCGTTGCGGGGCTGATGCGCGGCCGGGACGGTTACAACGGGGCGGATCGGATCTGGCGACTGAAGCGCTTCGACGACGTGGAAGTGCAGATCGAGTTCGGCAGTTTCCCCACGCCCAGTGACGAGACGAAGTACCAGGGGCGGCCCCATGATCTGCTGGTGTTCGACGAAGCGAGCAACATGCGCGAAGCTGCGGTGCGGTTCCTTCTCGGTTGGCTGCGGACAACGGACCCGCACCAGCGGTGCCGGGCGCTGCTTGCGTTCAATCCGCCGACGGGAGCGGTCGGGCGATGGGTCGTCGACTTCTTCGCCCCCTGGTTGGACGTGAAGCACCCGAACCCTGCGAAGCCGGGGGAGCTGCGCTGGTTTGCCACTGTCTCGGGGCGGGACCTGGAAGTTCCCGACGAGCGGCCGTTCGTGTTGGTTGACGATCTTCCGGAGTACCGCTTTGCGCGCGGGGGCTTTGCGTCCGCCGATGTCATCGTGCCGCAGTCGCGCACGTTCATCCCGAGTCGGATCGTGGACAACCCTTACCTGCTGAACACGGGTTACATGGCGCAGCTGCAGGCACTGCCGGAGCCCCTACGGTCGCAGATGTTGCGCGGGGACTTCTTGGCCGGCATGGAGGACGATCCGTGGCAGGTGGTCCCGACTGAGTGGGTGCGGTTGGCGCAAGAGCGCTGGGTGAAGCCGTTGAAGCTCCCACCGATGGACTCACTCGGGGTCGACGTCGCGCGTGGGGGGAAGGACAACACGATCATCGCGCGCCGGCATGGGATGTGGTTCGACGTTCCGCTCGTCTACACGGGCTCGGTGACGCCTGACGGCCCGAAGGTCGCGGGGCTTGTCGTGGCTGCGAAGCGGGATTCAGCGCCGATCCATATCGATGTGATCGGTGTGGGGTCGTCCCCTTACGACTTCCTGGTTGCAGCCCAGCAACAGGTGATCGGTGTGAACGTCAGCGAAAGCGCCCTTGGGCGTGACCTGTCGGGGCGGATGCGGTTCCGGAATCAGCGCAGTGAGCTGTGGTGGCGCATGCGGGAGGCGCTGGACCCGGCGAACAACACGGGCATCGCTTTGCCACCAGATAAGCGCCTCATGTCGGACCTCTGCGCGCCGCTGTGGAAGTTCACGGGGGAAGCGCTGATCGTGGAGTCTCGGGAAGAGATCATCGCGAAGACGCGCCGGTCCCCGGACTTCGCGTCGGCTTACTGTCTCGCGTTGATCGCGACGCCGAAGGCCGTGGCATTCTCCGGGTATCCGGGGCTTGAGCGTCGCAATCCGCCGCGCGACTATGATCCGATTGCCGAGTTCTGAGGGCTGCTTTTGTGAACGATCACCCACTCTTCTCGTTGCGCGACGGCATCGTTCAGCTCGTTGGTCTGGGCAAAAATCTGGACGATCTGCGAAACTGACGTGTCGAACTTGCGGTAGAGCGTGGCTTTCCTGGAGGGCTTCTGCACGAACGGCGGCAAGCTCATCGGCAGCCAGCGCACTGACGCTGCGATGGCAGCGCCGATCAGCGATCCAAGGAATCCACGTCGAGTGGGGACCATGGCGGAAGCGTAGCAGTTTCTTGCCTGCGGTGCCGTGGCGGTCCCGTGAATCGCGGCTCGGCGGCTAGCGTCCCGGGGCATGAACACATCGGTTCCCTCGGTGGCTGCTGCCCCTGCTCCGTGGGCGCCGGCAGTCGTGGTCTGCGAGGCCAGTGATGCCGACGTCGAGGCGTTGCTCGACATCGGGGAGGCGTTCCTGCGCTACGCGCGTTACGGGGCGGTGCTCGCTACCCCCGATCGTGAGGGTCTTCGGGACGGGTTGCAGCGGCTCCGCGACACGGGCGTTGTGTTCGTCGCGCGTCGTGGGGCGGATGTTGTAGGAGTGATCGGCGGGACGTTGTCGCCGCTGTGGTTCTCGGCCAAGACGATGGTGGGCGTAGAGCTGCTCTGGTGGGTCAGCGCGTTTGCGCGTGGTGGGCTCGCAGCGGTGCGCTTGGTGCGTGCGTTCGAGGAGTGGGCGAGCGCCCGGGGAGCGCAGATGGTCGTGATGTCGGATATCGTGCTCGACGACAGCGATCGGGTTACACAGCTGCTGCACTGCATGGGCTACCGTCTGGCCGAACGTGCGCACGTGAAGGGGCTGAGCTGATGGCAGCGCTTACGACCATCGCGCTGTCGGCGCTGGCGCTCGGGGGCCTGACCACTACGATCGTGCAAGGGCAGCGCGCTGCGGCTCAGCAGCGTCGCGCACTCGCGCGGCAAGACACCGCGCAGCAGATGGCGGCCTCGGCTGCGATCTCGCAGCGACGCCGCGCGGATCAGGACTTTGCGGCGGCGAACCTGAAGCAGCCGAATGCGTCGTCGATCCTCGCGGCGGAGCAAGCGGACGCTGCCACCGGGGCCGCGTCGACGATGCTCACCGGGCCGCGTGCAGCCCGCGGTCGGGCATCTCTTCTTGGGGATTCGCCGGCATGAAGTCGAGCAAGAAGCTGTTCGGCGCGGTGCCCTTCGAGGCGTTGGAACGCGAACTGCGGCACGTCTTGGACCACTACCCGCTGTTCCCCGGGCATGCGTTGGACCGGGCCGCGCTCGCCGAGATTTGCCGGCGTGGTTGGGTTGTCCAGCAGGCCGACGGTGGGTTCATCCCCACGGCACGGGGTGTCTTCACTGCGGGGGGCTTGCAGTGATCAGCGGTGTCCTGAAGCGACGCGAACGTGGCGTGAACCGTTGGGGTCAGCTGAAGACTGAACGCTCGTCGTGGCTTCCGGACTGGCAAGAGTGCGGGGAGTTGATCTTGCCGCGGTCGCCGCGGTTTTTTGTGCAGGACCGCAACCGGGGTGGGCGTCGTGCGTCACGGATCATCGATGACTCGGCGACCTACGCTCTGCGGATCCTCGGTGCGGGGTTGATGGCTGGCGCCACGTCGCCGGCGCGGCCGTGGTTCCGCCTCGCGGCACCGGACCAAGAGTTGAACCAGTACTACCCGGTGAAGCTGTGGTTCGAGGAAGTTGGCTTGCGCATGATGCGCGTTTTCCAGCGTTCGAACTTCTACCGTGTTGTGCATCAGCTCTATGAAGACATTTCAGTGTTCGGGAATGCCGCCGCAGTTTTGGAGACCGATTACGAAACCGTGATTCACTTGCACGCCATCCCGATCGGCGAGTACTGCCTCGCGCAGAATCACAAAGGGAAGGTGAACACGTTCTATCGCGAGTTCGAGATATCGATCGCGCAGATCGTTCGCGAGTTCGGACTGGAGCGGTGTTCGCAGACCGTGCAGAGCATGTTTCGCGCGGGCACCTTGGACACGGGGGTCACCGTGATCCACGCGATCGAACCGCGGGAAGACCGCGACCCTTCGCAGGCGGACAACCTGAACATGCCGTGGGCGTCGGTCTACTTCGAGACGGGCGGGCCTTCCGGGCAGCTGCTGCGCGAATCCGGCTATGAAGCCTTCCCGGTGTTGTCTCCCCGATGGAACGTGCGAGCGGGGGATGTCTACGGCAGCGGCCCCGGGCTTGACGCCCTGGGGAACATCAAGGGTCTGCAGCACCAGCAGGTGCGCAAGGGGCAGGCGATCGACTACATGACGGCGCCCCCGCTGCAGGTGCCCACTTCGATGCGCAACCGCGACGTGGACACACTGCCCAAAGGGATCACGTTCGCCGACAGCAATGGCCAGGGCGGGGGCATCCGCCCGTTGTGGGAGACCCGGCTTGATCTGTCCCATATGGTCTTGGACATCGAGGACGTGCGCAAGCGGATCCGTTCGGCGTTCCACACCGACCTGTTTCTGATGCTGATCGGCGGATCGGATACGCAGAAGACAAAGGCGGAGATCGATGCGCGCACCATGGAAAAGATGGTTGTGCTTGGCCCAGTGCTCGAACGGCTGACTACGGAGCTACTGCGGCCGGCAATCGATCTGACGTTCGACGCGATGTTGGTGGCGGGGCTCATTCCGCCCGCGCCCCCGGAGCTGCAAGGGCAAGCTCTAGACGTCGAGTTCATTTCGGTGCTCGCGCAGGCGCAGCGTGCGATCGGCACGGGGGCGGTGGACCGGTTCCTGGGCAACATCGGGGTTGTTGCGCAGTGGGCTCCGGACGTGCGTGATAAGGTGGACACCGATGAGTGGGCGGACAGCTACGCGGACATGCTCGGCGTGAACCCGAAGTTGCTCGTGCCCAACGAGCAGGTGCAGGCGCTGCGTGAAGCCCGGAACGCGGCGATGGCTGCCAAGGAGCAGGCGGCGCTGCAACAGCAGCAGGCGGCTACTGCGCGCGATCTGGGCAGCACTCCGGTCGGCGAGGGGACTGCCCTGGATGCCCTAGGCATGTTCTCGGGGTACCAGTAAATGCCGACGCCGGATCGGTCTCAAGCGGGCGTTGAGCGCGACGTGCCCCGGGTTCTGGGCGCGGGCACGCCAGCGACGGCAGTGGTCGCAGAGACGTCCGCCGGGCTGAGCGCGGTGCTCGGAACGTCTACGGACTATGCGCGGGCGGACCATGCGCACGGCACGCCGGTTGAGCAGGTGTCGGTGCACTCGCTGCGCAACGCGGGTTTCGCCGCGGTGCGGTGCGACGCCACAGGGGCGGCCCCGACGGTGGGCCATGTCTTGATGGCGACCAGCACGAGTGAAGCGAAGTGGCAGGCGATCCCCGCTGTGGCGGACCTGACGGGGCCGGTGACTAGCTCGGGGTCCGTCACTGCCATCGGGGACGGCGTGGTTACTCCGGCGAAGGCGAGCAGCATCACCTACTTGCTGGGGGCGAATAACACGGTCCCGGCTGGCAACACGGTGGCGAACACGACGAGCGAGACCGCGTTCACCAGCACGGTCACGATCCCCGCCGGTGTCTTGAAGGTCGGCGACACGGTGCAGTTTCGCCTCTTCGGCTACTACAGCACCGCGACGATCGCGCCGACGATTGTCGGCAAGCTGAAGTTGGGGTCCACCACGGTGCAGACCACTGGCACGGTGACCAGCTTGGTGGGGCTGTCAGCCAACCTGGGATGGTGGGCCGACGTGCTCCTGGTCGTGGCCGCGATCGGGGCGAGCGGCTCGGTGCGCGCGCAAGGAGCGATGTGTTTTGCCACCAGTGCGATGGCGGCCATTACGATCAACATCCCCAACACAGCGGCGTTTACCGTGGACACCACCGCGGCGATCGTGGCGAGCGCCACCGTGCAGTGGGGCACGGCGAGCGCTAGCAACACGATCACGCTGGACACTTTTTCCGGACATCGGAGTAAGGTTTCGTGAGTTGGGGGATACCTACGGCATGAAACAGGCATCACCTATGAAGACGAACGCGGTGTGGGAGTGGGCTTTCAAGGCCCTGGTCGTGGTCGTTGGCGGGGTTATGGTTGGCCACGAGCTTCGGATCGCGGCGACTGAGCGAACGGTTATCGATCGAACAGAAGTTCTGCGCACGATCCAGACGCAGCTGGAACAACTGACCGAGATCAAGGTCGCGATCGCGCGACTGGAGTCGCGATCGCTGAAGTAACGGGAGCGCTCATGGCATCGACGCTACAGGTAACCACGTCTCGCGGGATCACGTTCACGATCAGCGCAGCCAACGTCATCGCGACCGGCCTGTGGTGGGATAACGAGCCTTTCGTCCGCGCGTCCGGCGCGGTGTCGGTGCTCGGCTGGTCACCGCCGATGACGGGCGCCGGCGCGACGACGCAGAACGGCGGGATGAAGAACCCGCGAGGCACGATCGGGCATGATCAAGGCTTCGACGCCCGGAGCCCCTACGACAGCGGCACGCTTGCGGTTCCGCTCCCGGTCACTTTGCTTGCCGGTGATACCTTGTTGGCCGGCACCAGTGGTGCGGGTAACGGGGGCACGGCCACGGTGCCGCGGCCGGGGTACTTCCCCGAGCGCGATGGCCGGAGCTACCTGGACTACATGGCGTCGCTGTCGGTGATCGACTACGTTCCGGCTGCGGACGACTTCCGCCCGAACGTCCAAGGGGACCCCGCGCAACGGCAGCGAGTGGCAAAGTCGAGCATCATCTGGTCGCGGCTGCCGGCAGTGTTCTACGCGGCGCACGCGCATGCGCCGACCATCGCTGAGTGCGAGCGCGTCTTCACCGGCTACATGGGCGACATTCTCGGCGGGTGGACGTCGGACCAGATCGCGCCGAACTTCCAGCATCCCGGTTACGGGCAGTGGCTGGCGTCAGCGGTCAGCGATGCGCTGGCGATGGCGTGCAGCGATCTCCCCCTGCCCATGAAGCAGCCCCTTGTCGAGAAGCTGATTCAGGCAGGGATCGATCTGTGGGGCGCGTTCCGTGATGGGCGGGTCAACTACTCGAACGGCGGACATCTGCAGGCGCGCAAGGCACTCGTGATCTTCGCCGGGCATATGTTGGGCTTGGAGTCGATGGCGAACCCTGACGCAACGCTTGGTGTGGCGCGGTTCCGCGAGCAGGATGCGCACTACCGGGATGGCGTCGATGCGTGGCAGGGCTGGCGGCAGCGGTGGTCGTACAACCGCGGGGTTGTTGCGGCGTCAACGTACGAGGCTACAGCACCGTCGACGTGGGGATCTGCGGAAGTCTTCTGGGAGCACTACCACGGGGATGCGACGCTGGGCGTGACACTTGGGCAGGCGATGGTGATGGGCCTGATCGGGCGCGTTCGCGAATGGTCAATCGACGCTTTTGCGTCGTGCTGGTGGCATATGGTGACTCCGACGACGGCCATGCTCGCTGTGACGTCGTTTACACCGCAGAAGTTGGAGTACTGGCAGACGGTGCCGCTTGCTGGTGGTGGCACACTGGGGCCGCAGTACAAGACCGCCTACAGTCACCGGTCGAACGGGGGCTCTTTCTTCACGGAGCAGTGGGCGACGGTCCAACTTCTCGCGCTGAGGCCCTACGTCTCGTTCGTGGGGGCGATCAGTTCGAGCCAAGTGACATGCGTCACCTTCGACATCCCGACCTATGGCGCGGCGTTTACCTTCGAATGCACGAACGCGCCCTTGGGCGTGCCGGCGCGCGTCTGGTATGGCAGCACGCAGGTGAAGCGGCCGACGACCGACGCCACGATCTGGGCAGCGGCCACAGCAGTGGCGAACGCGCCGAATGCCTACGGCTACCACCGCAACACGATCACGTTCCCCGCGGTGACCTCCGCAGCTGCAGCAGAAGCTCGGTGGGAACTCGTGGTCATCTACGACATGGGCGGGGGCAACTATCAGGTGACCCCGACGATGCAGCTCTACTTGGCCGTCCCCTACGCAGACGTGATCCCGTAAGGAAGCGGGGCCGCGGTCCCGTGAGCGTTGCCGGCGAGTGTAGGGTTCCGCCGTGATGGACGACATTCTCGATCTCCCGGCGCAAGACCGCGCGGCTGCTGACAAGGCAGCGCGCGAGCGACGGCAACGGGAGACCGAGGCTGCGGACATCGAGTGGCTGATGAGCTCCGAACGTGGCCGCCGCATCATGCGGGGGCTGTTCGATCGCGTAGGAGTGCCGACCGGTGACGCCTTCCACAGTAACGCGCTGATCATGGCGCGGAACCTTGGGATGCAGGAAGTCGGTCGTTACATGCTCGTACTGATCGAGGCGCACTGCCCCGGTCAGTACGTGACCATGGTTCGTGAAGGCAAGGAAGTCAAATGACAACGGTAGACGCTGGAATCAAACCAAACGAAGGCCCCGCCGTGTCCCCGGCTCTGCCAGCCGATGCTCTTCCGAGCAGCGTGCTGGCGGCGCCAAAGCCTGAGCAGACCCCTGCCCCGGTTCCGCCGACGAAGTCTCCCGAGACGCCGAAGGCCGGCGCTCCGGAGAAGTACGCCCTCAAGGCTGTTGCGAACTTCGACACCGAAGTCATGACGGCATACGAAGGCGTAGCTCGTGAGCTGGACCTGTCGCAGAAGGACGCGCAGATGTTGATCGACCGGGTCGCTCCGGTGGTCGACGCGCGGTTGACCGCGAAGATCGAGGCTGTGCACAACGAGTGGCAGCAGGCGACGCGTACGGACAAGGAGTTCGGCGGCGACAAGCTGCCGGAGAACTTGGCTGTTGCGCGCAAGTTTCTCGACCGCTTCGCGCCTCCCGCATTGCGTGAGCTGCTCGACCAACCCGGTATCGGTGATCACCCGGACTTCATCCGGATGATCGTGCGTGCTGGCAAGGTCTTGATGTCGGACAAGTTTGTGGCCGGCTCGGGTGGTGTTGGACCTTCCAACTCCGAGGAGGCCATCCTGGCAAAGCTCTACCCAACACACGTGAAGTGAGGTAATCCCCTATGGGATCTGCTCTAACCAATCTGACGCTGCTCGACTGGGCGCAGCGCACCGACCCGTCCGGCACGACGCCGGAGATCGCGAACACTCTGTCTCAGACCAACGAAATCCTGATCGACGCCGTCTACAAAGAGGCGAACGACGCGACGACGCATACCGAGATCATTTCTACCGGGTTGCCGGCGATCTCGTTCCGTGCGCTGAACCAAGGCATTCCGTCCAGCAAGGGAACCACGACCAAGGTCGTGGAAGGAATGGCAATCATGGAGGCCCGCAGTGAGGTTGACTCCGAGATCGCCAAGCTCAACGGCAACTCCGCAGCCTTCCGCCGCAGTGAAGCTCGGCTGTTCATGGAAGCGATGAACCAGAAGATGGCGGTCACCGACATCTACGGGAATGCGTCGCTCGACGAGAACTCGTTCACCGGGTTCATGCCGCGGTACAGCTCGACCACACTCTCGGCGAACGGCAAGAATGTGCTTCTTGGCGGGTCGGCCACGGAAGCGGTCAACACGTCGATCCTCCTGATCTGCTGGGGCGATCAGACGGTGTTCAAGATCTTCCCGAAGGGGAGCACCGCGGGGCTGACGCAGCGGGATCTCGGGGAACAGACCGTCTACACGGAGGCCACGCTGGCCAACCGGATGCAGGCGCTGGTCGAATGGTTCCAATGGAAGGCCGGGTTGGTCGTCAAGGACTGGCGCTACGTGGTCCGGATCCCGAACATCCAGACCACGCTTTTCGCTGGGCTCAGCGGCGGGGCAGCCGCACCGGCGTCGTTCGCGAACCTCCTGCACCTGATGGCTACGGCCATCGCGCGCATTCCGGCTCCGGCAATGGGGCGGTGTGCGTTCTACATGAATCGCCTGACCTTCAGCACGCTGATGCGTCTCGGCCTGGAGAAGAGCATTGCTGCACTTTCGGTGCAGTCTGCAGTTACGCAGTTCGGCACGCCGGCTGCGATGATGTCGTTCATGGGCATTCCGATCCGTCAGTGCGACGCGATCCTGAACACCGAAGCGCTGGTCGCCTGAGGTTCCTCCAATGATCAAAGATGCATTCCTTCAGCTCTGCACTGCGCAAGCGTTCACGGCTGCGTCTCCGGTTTTGACGACCGGGACTATCTCGGCTGTCAATGCCCGGAGTTTCGGCAACGCGGACCTGTTTGCGCATGTCGCTGTGACGACCTCGTTCACGGTTCTGGCTTCGATCACGCAGCTCCGGGTCGACATCGTGGTCGATGACACAACGCCCAACAGCCAGATCCTCGGTTCCATGATTTTTGCCACCGGTGCTACTGCGGCGACAGAGAAGACGCTGCTGGTCGCCGGCGCGCACTTCTTCATCCCGCTTGCGCCGATCGGGCAAGGGCTGAACCCTGGGTTGCCGACGGCGGTAGGTGGAGGGGTACGTACTGACATCGCGGTGTACTCCTTCATCCGCGGCGTGGTCACCTATACGGGCACAGTCACCACGGGTGCACTCAGCATCGACATCGGCTTGAAGCCGACGATCCTGGGACGGAACTACCCCGCCGGAACGGGCACTTACGCCCTCTGAGTTGACCCATGGTGCAGCTACTCCGTGTTCGGGCTCTGCAAGCCTGCTTCATCGACAACTTCTACCGCGAGAAGGGCGCGGTGTTCGTCGGGCCTGCGTGGCCCGACGTCACCGTTGCCGTCGACCCTCAGGCAGCGGACGCGCCGGCGTCCGCTGCCCCCGTGCCGACGGATGCACCTGCTGCGCTCGTCGGCACTCCCCCTGCACGCTCGCCCAAGATCCGGCGGTCGGCAACTGACCCGGTGGACATCGCGGCGCTGCTCTAGTGGTCGTTCGCCCTAGCGAGCATTCCAGTGAGTACGTGGTCCTGGAAGGCGTACGCCCGGACCCGGCGCAGGCGCCAACCGGCATGCGCAACACGCAGCTGGGGAAGTTCTTCGTTGACGACTTCGGGGTGGAGCACTACCCCGAAGCAGCTTGGAACTACCTGCCTGCAGCACCTGGGCAGCGGGACACGACGCGCCAGATCGTGGTCAGCGGGGTCGTGGGGACGCGCACCTACACGCATACGATCACACTGTCGAACCGCTGCTTGATTCCGGTTACGTGGTCGACGCGAATCGACAACTCGGTGGGGCCGACGACGTACACCAACTCGTGGCTGCACACTGGAGACCTGTCGGGTTCGTCGATGCAGATGTCGTCGCGCCATATCGAGCGCTGGAACTCGGGGTTCACCGCACACTATAACCAGAACCAAGGCGGATCTTCCTTTGTGACGCCGCTTGACCCGACCAAGATTTACGGGGGCCGTCCGATCTATTATGCGACGTCCGGAAACGTGCACGAGTCCTGCGTCTCTCCGCTCGACTTCGCGACGGACAACGGCGCAGATACGAACTTCACCGTGCACCCGGGGGCCTTGGGCAAAACAGACGGCGGGCCCCAAGACCTCGGCGGCAGCGAGGATCACCCTGTTTGGTACTACGGTGAGCGCATCTTCATGCGCCTTACACCAATGTGGAAGGGCAACCCTCTGGTGCACCGGGTGGACTACTGGGCGTATAAGCCTACCTCGTGGGACGGCCGCGGGGTGAGCAACCCGATCCTGAACTACCTGTTCGATGCGGTGAACACCCTGCAGGTGAACTTCTACGACGGTGCGCTGTTCGCTGATCTCGCCACCGGCATCCTGACGCCGATCGCTGACTTCTTGCCGGCAAGCCCTACCACGCCGGACTTTCGCCGGTGGGTTGCGACGCGGAACCGCATCCTCCCGCCAACCGGGGATCCGGTGTCCATCAACACCACCGGCTATGCGGCGGCCGCGGTGACGAACGCGGCGAACAACTGGGCGGTGGCGGCAGCGACCCGCCTTGCAGATACCGACTTCGATCTGAACACTGGATCGGCCAGCGTGTCTGGCGCCCCCAACAGCTTCCAGATTGTGCACTATCACCCGGCGGAATCGGGCAACCCCGGCACGTTGACGGAGAACCCCTGCGTCTCGTTGGGGCTGACGTCGAAGGCGCAGGGGCCGTGCGAAGCGGGATGGCACGGCATGAGCTACTTCATCGTGCCGGGCTTCGGCCCCGACGTTCTGGCGGCGCTGCAGGCGCTCTACGTCTCTGGAGACCTCGACAGTGCCCCGCCTCTGGATCTGCCCGCTGCCGCTACTGCCGGCACGGCGTGGCCCCCTGACTCGCAGCGTTTGATCTTCCCCCGATGACCCAAGCCGACATCTGTAATATCGCGCTGAGCCACATCGGCGAGACAGCCAAGGTCACGTCGATCGCACCACCGGATGGGTCCGCCCAGGCCGCGCTGTGCGCAAAGTTCTACTTCGTGGCCCGGGACTCCCTGCTCGAAATGCGTCGCTGGTCGTTCGCGTTGCGGCGGATGTCTCCGCCGGTTGTGACGAGCGAACTGTCGGAGTGGGACTACGCATACCTGCTGCCGACGGACGCGCTGAACGTGTTCGCGGTGTTGCCTGCCGGCGGGGACTCGGACTACTTCAGTGGCGGGTCCGCGGTGCTCAGCGGTCCGCTGCCGCTGGGCGTTGGGCGTTCGCCGGTGACGCAGGACTTCACCATCGAGGTCGACAGTCTCGGGCGGCGGATCCTCTACACGGACCAGCCGGCAGCGGTTATCCGCTACGTGTCGAGGTTCACCGACACCGCGCAGTATCCGGGCACCTTCATCATGGCGCTGTCTTGGAAACTTGCCGCGATGCTTGCGGGGCCGATCGTCAAGGGCGACGCCGGCGCTGCCGAGGGGCGGCGGTGCATCCAGATGATGCTTCTGCACCTTGCGGCAGCGGATGAATCGGACGGGACGCAGCGACAGATCAAGCCCCCGCACGTTCCCCCGTGGATTGGTGGTAGGTGATGCCGAACGTCTACTCGTTGCTGCGTTCGTTCGCTGGCGGGGAGGTATCACCGGAGATTTTCGGCCGCTTCGATGTTGACGCCTATCAGACTGGCGTGGAGCGCCTTCGGAACTTCATCGGGAAACCGCAAGGTCCGGCGCAGCGCCGTCCAGGGTTTCGGTTCGTCCGAGCAGTCAAGAACAGCACGAAGAAAACGCGCATCCTGTCGTTCAACTACTCGCCGACCGAGACGATGGTTGTGGAGCTGGGGGCGGGTTACTTCCGTTTCCACACTCAGGGGGCGACACTGCTGTACACGACCCCCCTGGCCGCATATCTGCCACAGTCGAACTTTTCGGGGTCCACCGCCAACGAGTTGACCGTTACTCCCAATCACGGGCTGTCGACGAACTCTC